GTGCTGTCCTCCACGTAGACCTGGCCGTCGGTCGTGACGAACGTGTAGACGCCCGCCCAGAGCGTCGCGTCGGCGATGGGGACGGCGGCGAGTGGGACGGTGAAGTGAGACCACTGCCCTTCGACGTAGTCGAAGACGAGGATGATACTCGAGGTGTTGTTGAGCCGCGTCGCCGTGAAGCGGACCTGGTTCCGGTTCGCGACGAGAACGGCGCTCGTGATCGTCGGGTAGGCCGCGAGGAGGTCCTGCACGGGTTTGCCGACCCACGTCGTCGTGAGCTTCCGGCCGAGGAGATGGATCTCGCTTCCGCTCACGAAGAAGATGCCGTCGGGGCCCGAGCAGATCCCGCGCGGGTTCGTGCACCCCACGTCGGTCTGCATCCGCTGGGGCGTCTCGAAAGGACCGTCGCCATTCGGCGCGGGCCCGTCGCCGAAGGTGTAGTAGATGCCCGTCTCGCTGAAGATGAAAAGCCGCTCGTCCATCGTCGCGATGGCCGTGAGGTCGTCGTCGATCTGAAGGCGGAAGTCCGGATGGAACCCCGGTGCGACGCCCGGGTTCGCCGTGAAGCTCTTCGAGTAGCGCACCGTGCGCCCACCGCCGTCGATGATGAAGATGCGGCCCTTGTAGAGCGCGCACGTCGCGGCTGCCGGGGGTTGGAAGTCCTCGAGCTCCCCGCCCTCGGTGTAGAGCGGCGGCGAATTCGCGTCCGGCGCGGTCGTGACCGTCGTGGACAGCAGGGTGAGCGTGGTCGTGAAGTAGATGGTCGCGACCGACGGCTCTTTCGTGGCCCGGTAGAGGACCGAGCCTCCGACCTGGGAGACGTAGATGGGGGCGAGCTCGTATTCGAACGAGAGCGGGAGGTTTCCGGACACGGTGAGCGAGATCGAGGGTTGCGTGATCCGAAGGGGAAGGCTCCCTGTCGGGCCGACGACGACCATGCTGTCCGCCGTCCCCGTCGGGCCCCGGTGAAGGATGCCGGTGGCGCTCCGGCGCTCGAGCGTCACGTTCACGAGGTAGGTCCCCGTGGCGAGGCCGCCGCCCGCGGCCGAGGCAGCATTCGCCGTGTCGAGGTACGCCCCGTGGGGGAAGCCCGTCGGCTGGGCCATGTTCCCGTCGTAGGCCGAGAGCACCCCGCCGGCGAACCACGTCTCACGCCCGAGCGTCACGCACCGGTGGTGATCCTCGGGGAGCTCGCTCCCGTACATCACCCGGACCTCGCGCGCGCTCTGCCGGTCGTCGGAGAGCTGCGAGCTCACAAGCGGGTTCACGGGGGTGAGCGTGTAGTAGGAGAATTCGCGCTGGACCGTGTTCGTCACGAACCCCGGCAGCCAGTAGCCGCACGTGAGAAGGTCGACCTTCCCCACCTCGCGCGGCAGCGCCAGCGCGAAACCGAGATCCCTCGTGAGCTCGAGGAGGAAGGAGTCCGACCCCGACGTGACCGGGTTCGGCGTGAGCGATCCTGCTCGGATGAACGTCCCCGCGAAGACGTAGCACTTCGCCCCGACGTAGAAGGGTCGCGAGAGGACGTTGATGGACTGGGCAAGCGCGGAGACGGTGGATGCGCCCGTCTGATCGATCTCGTAGCACCCGAAGAACCCGGCCCCGTCCGCCACCGTGCCCGCTGCGGAGGCGTAGGACGTCGCCATCATGAAGCGGGTCCCGGCGCCGTTCGCTCGGACCGTGACCGTCTGATAGAGGCTCCCGCCGGTCGCCGCGATGGTCGTCGCCGCAACGACCTGGGCGAGCGTAAGGAAGTTATGGATCGCGAACTGGATGGGGTTCGCCGCCGGGCGCGCCCAGATAACGACTAGGCGGTTCGAGGTGAGCGAGGCGTCGAGGCCGATGCTCGTGTAGTCGAGCGATGCCGTGCCAGCGACGGTGATCGGGGCCACGATGGGCGCCGGGACGGCTCCGGAAGAGAAGGTCGCGAGCCCGACGCCGCCGGTCGTTCGGGTGTAGGCGATGGCGATGATGCCGCTCACCATCACCGCGTCGAACCCGGCCCCTCCGACGTCGGTCACGAGCGCTGCGACGGTGCCCGTCGAGACGGTGTAGACCTCCACGCGCGTAGAGGTCCGCCAGATGACGAAAGACTCGCCGGACGACAACGAATAGAGCACACGGATGTCGAACGCCTCCCCGACGGTGGGTAGGACCTCGCTGAGGTTCAGCCGGGTCTGGACGACGGCCCCCGACGCGATGTCCGTCTCCTCGTAGAAGACGATGCCCTGGTACGTCCCCGTCGTGAAGGCGAAGGGCTGGCCGGAGACCCACGCGGTCATGATGACGCCGCGGTTGTAGTCGATGGCCATGTCGGCGGCGCGAATGCCGAGGGTCGTGTCGACGCTCGTGCGCCACGAAAGACCCATCTCGGAAACGAGCCCCTTCGGTGCCCAGAAGGGATCCTGGTCGTCGGGCTCCACGTAGCTGTACAGCTCCGACCCCGTCGAGAGGGCGAGCTCGTTCCCGCGAGTGATGAGGCGGCGAGCGCTCGTGATGTTGCCGCCGCTCGAGATCGTTTTCGGGAGCTGATGGAACCCCTGGCGCTTCTCGAGGCGACCGCTCTTCCTCCACTGGACGTTCTGCGCCACGAGCAGCGTCCCCGGAGGAAGCTGGTCGGGATCGGTCCCCTCGTCGAGGCCGAGGCGGAACGGGGCCTGGGTGAGGGAGTAGTCGATCATGGTCTAGAAGAAGTAGAGGTCTGCGACGGTGGCGAGAGAATTCGCGTTGAGGTTCGCGAAGAGGGTCGGGTTCGTGGCGGCGGTCGCCGAGAACGAGACGGCCTGAGGCGGCGTCGCCCGGAGAATGACCACGCCCTTCGGCGCGCGCCCGAGCCGGTGTTCCACCTGGGTCGCCGTGGTCGCGATCGGGACGCCGCGAACGATGGAGCCCCCGATGAAGGGGCAGCCCCGAACGAGGGCCTCGAGCTTGTCGATGCGGAGCTGGAGGCGCTCTAGCTGGTCGTTCTCGAGCTGCTCTCGGGCGCCGCTCACCCGCGCCACCAGCCGCCGATAGGCCACTCGTCGAGCGCGCCGGTCACGTCGGTGACGCGATCGGGAGCGCCGGCGTCGCGCGAGCTCGCCTGGCCCATGATGGCCTTCATGATGGCCGACTTCTTCTGCATGTAGAACGACGGATCCATCTGCTCCATCTCGCGCACGGTCGCCGAGGCGCCGTAGATGGCCGCGTTCTCGTACCCGTCGAAGCCGTCCGTCGTGTCGGCGTCGTCGACGAGCTTCGGGCACGCGCTCGTGTAGTAGAGGGTCGCGTTGAAGGCGCGCGTCGCGGGGAGAAACTCGATGTTGTCGGCCTGGACCCGGTAGCGGACGTCCACGCCGTAGAGCCCGCCGCCGCCCAGGTTCATGAGCATCGCGCGCTCGCGCGGCATGAACTGGTGGAGGGCCTGGTGGCGCGAGTCGAAGAGCGCGGTCACCTCCTGAAGTCGGTAGAAGTCGTCCGGGAGCGCGTAGAGCGACGTCCCGACGACGACGGGGATGGTGGTCGTCGTCCGGAAGTGCGGCTGCGTCTCGCTCGTCGTGAGCGCGGCATGAAGCTCGGCGAGCTCGGCGTTGAAGATGTCGCGCACCTCCTCGTCGGTGACCCACTCCTGCGAATCACGGTTGTCCGTGTTCCGGCGAATGGCCGCGATGCCTTCGGCGAGGGTGATGGTGCGCGCCATGGTTCAGAGCTCGTCGAGGTCGTCGTCTTCGTATCCCTTCTCCGCGCTGCACGTCTTCACGAACGCGCGGAGAGCTGATTCGGCCGCGGCCATGCGCTCGGCGGGAATGCCGAACGCCTTGGCCACGGACCGGAACGCGTGCCCCTCGTCGGGCGCCGCCGGAGAGAAGCCCTTTTCGAGCTTCCCCGGCTTCGACGCGACGAGGTCGGCGAGCGCGCTCTTGTCCTTCACGAGCCGTTCCCCGAATTCTTCAGGACGGCGAAGACGGAGATGCGGCGACCCGTGGTCTCCTGAGCGGCGGCGCCGTTGCGGACCTGAACCACCATGGTCACGGGGGTCGTGTGACCGGCCCCCTCGTTCGAGATGGCCCCGACTTTCGCCTGGAAGGCGTCGGCCGCGTCGTTCATGGACGCGTCCGCAGCCTGGACGAAACGGTAGCCGTCGGCGAACGTGACGAGGAACGCGCCCACGCCCGTGCGGACGATGGAGGCGATCGCCGACGGGCCGGAGTTCCCGACCTGCTGGCTGTTGTTCGCGCCGGAGAGGCCGCCGCACCCCCGGAACCATTGCGCGTTCGGGTTGGCGACGTCGTTCGTGACGAACGAGAAGTCCGCGAAGACGATGCCCTGGCTCGTCGTCTGCGCATCGGTGTACCAGGTACGGCGGCTCATCTCAGGTGTCCTCGAGCATGATCGTGAAGTAGCCGGCGGGGACGACGACGCCCGTGCCGGTCTTCGCGATGGTGAGGGTGATGTCCTGCCCGGCCGCGAGGTCGACGCCAGCGGCGACGAGCGGGATGACCTTGCGGACGTACTGGGTCATCGACCCAGCCGCCGCCACCGTGGTGGCGAGCGTGGCGAACGCGACCGACGCACCGCCGGCGGCGGGCCGCGCGGACAGCGTGATGGTCGCGTAGTTCGCCGCGTCCTGGACGAGGCCACCCGAGACCGGCGTGAAGAACGCGCCGACGACGCGCCCCTGGAAGAGCGAGCCGATGTTGAGGCTGGTCTCGGCGGTCGTGAGCCCCGCGCCGCCGTCGGCGGCCTTGATGCCGATGCGGTCGCGCGAGCGCTGCTTCGAGACCTCGACGGCCGCGAGCTGGTTTGCCTGCTGGGGGTTGATGGGGTTCGTCGCCGTCGCGTTGACGGCGAGCTGCGAAGAGATGAGGCCTACAGCGAGGCCCTTTGCGATGTCGGTATCCGTTGCCATGGTCGTCTGGTCCTTTCCTTCTGGTTCAGCGGGCGCTCAGGTGAGGCGACCGCGGACGGTGCCGGCGACCTTCTTCGCGAGCATCTGGTAGTAGGCGATGATCCGGCCCTCGAACGCGTCGGCGCTGTCCTCGCGGACGAGCCGCGTGCCGTCGCGCGCCTCGATGAACGGGAACTGCCCGGGGCCCTTGAGCTCCCAATTCTTCAGCTCGAGGCCCCACGCAAGGCCCTGCTGGCAGTTGTAGTCCGAGTAGCACTCGACCGTGCCGTAGCCGGTCATGACCTTGACGCCCTCGAACCCGATCTTCCCCTCGACCTCGGTATTCGCGATCTGCTTCCGCGAGCCGAGCGCGAGGATGAGGGCGAGCATGTCGATGTCGTTCATGAAGCAGTGGGTCATCTTCCCGCCGTTGCGGTACGAGACCTGCGCCATCTTCTGGATCGCCTCCTCGGGGCCGAGGGTGCGGAGGTCGGTGCGCGAGCCCGCGAGACGGACGACGTCCTGGCTCCGGTCGAGGCCGAAGAAGGAATCGCCGAAGACCGGGGCGGTCGCCGGGACCCAGGCGTCGAGGCCCTTCACGCCGAGACCGAAGTCGCCCTCGGTGAAGATGAAGTCGTTCGTCGCGGCGAGCGGGATGCCCGCGGCGTCGTTCCAGGTCGTCGCCGTGCACGTGACGGTGCCCGCGTCGCGGTCGACGGACGCGACGGTGACGGTGCCGTTCTTCGGCGCGCCGGTCATGCCGTTCGTGGTGGAGGTCTGGAGGACCTGCCCCTTCTCGAACTTCACGATGTCGTTGATGTTGAGGAGCGTGATCGTGTTCGTCGCCGCGCCCGAGCCGATCTGCCCGATGGCGCCGCCGCCGTTCAGGTACGGCTCGTAGCCGAAGTTCCGCTTCATCGCGTCCATCGCGGAGTCGAGCTCGAACTCGAACGCGTCGGCAAACGCGCCCTTGTTGTTTGAGGTCTGACGCTGGAGGCGGCCCGAGACGCTGTAGAGCGAGTAGTTCTCGGTGACGTTGATCTGGTACTCGACGACCGCGGAAGCGGCCTTGTTCTTCTTCGCCTTGTCGAACGAGTGGGACCGGCCCGCCGTGTGCGCGATGCGCACGGGCATGTGCCAGTTCTTCCCGTAGCCGTCGAAGCTCTTGCCGAGCATCGCCGCCAGGGTGTTGTTCTCGTACATCGCGATCAGGACCTGGTCCGGATCGGGGTAGACGTGCTTGATGAGAGCGTCGTGCGTGAGGGGAGTTGCTGCCGCCATGGTCGTTCCTTCGACCGAGCGGCGGGTTCATCCGTCCTGCTCGGCTTCGAGCGCGGCCTTCGCTGCTTTCATCCGCTCCGCCCGCGAAACCGCTCGTGGGGGAGAACCGGACGACACGTTGGCCGCGTGTTGGTTCGAGAGTCCCGGCGCACCCTGCGATGGAGCACCTTCGGAGCCTGGCGGAGGCGCGGCCTTCGGCGCGCGCGACATGATACGCGTAGCATAGTCCTTCGCCTTGATCTCCAGGGCCTGACGGATTTCTTCGTCGCGGGGCGCGCGACCATGTCGGGCCTTGAAGGCCTCGAGGACGCTCGGCGAGTCCGGATCGTCGGCGTCGACGGGCGCGGAAAGCATCGACTCGATGACCTTGGGGATGGCCGCGGGCTCGTAGACGCTCGTGAAGAACGGATATTCCTCCGGGTCGGTCTCGCTCACGAAGGCGACCATCGCCCGGTGCTGCGCCGCCTGGCGGCTCTCGGCCTCCGCCTTCTCGGCGCGCTCCTTCTCGGCGGCCTCTTGCTTGTCGAGGCGCTCCTGGATGGCGTCGAGCCTCTTCTGCTCCTCCGTCTTCGGCGCCGCCATGCGCTCGTAGATCTGGACGGGGTCCTTCCCGTTCTTGATGGCCCAGGCGACCGGGTCTTCCAGGAACGCGGCGTGGTCGGCGGCGAGCTTCGCCGCGCGCTCCTCGGCCTCGCGGAGCTTCGTCTGCGCCTCGGTATCGAACCGCCGCGCGCGCGCCTCACGCTTCGCGATCTGGTCGAACTTCCGCGCGAGCTCAAGGTCCGGATCGGGAGCGTCGTTCGGGATCTCCTTAGGCGGGGCCCCGCCCTCGTCGGGGGGAGACGAGGACGGGGCGACCGGGGGAGAGTCTCCGCCCGCCGGGGGGGCAGCGGGGGAGGATGCTTCAGTCTGACCCGAAACCGGGCTCGAGGGAAGGGTCGTCAACACGGTCGTGCTCATACAGGGACTCCAGGGGCCATCGGGACGTTCGGGAGGACAGGGGGCGGGGCGCCGGGGGCGCCGGCGAGCGCCGGGTCACCCGGCGGCGGGCCGAGCGCGGGATCGCCCGGGGGCGGCGCGCCCGGCGGGGGCATCGCGGGCGCGGGCGGCGGGTCCTTGCTCAGGAACTCCTGGCACGCGCGGGCGTACGCCCGAAGGTAGTTGAGGCGCTCCGGCGGGAGTCCGTCCTGCTTTGCCTCCTCGTACGCGTCGGAGACCATGGCGAACGCCGTCGCGTGATCACCAATCGCGTCTCGGACCACCTTCTTTCCCTTTCGCATGAGGGCGATGTCACGTTCGACGTTCCTTCGTGCCGCGAGGCGGCGCTTGGCAAAGGCCTCCGTGTCGGCCCACTCGAGCATCTCGTAGATCTCGTCCTTGTCCGCCACGCCGTACTGGGCGAGCTCGAGGGCGTACTCCCGTCGGCCCGCGGGCGTGTCGGGGAGCTTGCTCGTCGGGTAGACCTGCACCGGCCGCCGGTCGACGTCCGCGGTGGTCCACGTGATGATCTCGCACGAGCCCTTGCCGTTCGGTCGCGTGAAGAGCTCCTTCGGCTTCCCCTGCCCGAGCACGCGCGCGGTCTTCTTCCCGTTCTTGCTCGCGAAGGCCTCCGTCGCCTTCACGAATTGCGAGAAGCGCTCGGTCTCGACGTTGAGGTACGTGCGCATGCCGACGGCGGAGTCGATGCCCGCGGGCTTCTGGCTCTGCGCCGAGAGCTGCGACACGCCGAGGATCTCGTAGGCGGTCGTGTAGAGGAAGCGGAGATGCTGGTACGTCTCCGGGTCCATCGCCTTTGGCGTGTAGACGTGCGGGGGGACGCCGCCCGAGTACTTCACGATCGTCGCGATGTCGTTGTTGAGGTGCTGGCTGAAGACGTTCGAGCTCGCCTCGACCATCCAATGCGGCTTCGCGATGAGGTGCATCGCGAGCTGAATGTCGCGGATGATGCGGTTGATCTCGCGCTGGATACCGATGATCTTTTCGGCGCAACCGATGCCGTAGATCCCCGCCATCTGGACCATCGGCCGGAGGAAGTTGTACGGGCTCCCGAGCGTCCACTCCCGCCGGTCGAGCGTCTTGCCGCGGATGCAGATGATGCGCGCGCCCTTCCCGTTCGGCGGGTCCAGGTACGCCTCGAACACGGCGACCTGCTCGCTCGTGTCGTCGCGATCCATGTCCGCGAAGTCCGGATCCTCGCTCGTGCCCGCGCCGTCGATGACGTGCTCGAGGTCCTTCGTCCAGGCCTTGTCCTTGTCCCGCTTGTAGAGGTCGAAGAGCTCCTGCTTGTCGTAGTACTTCCGCTCACCGACGCGCGGGAGGCGCCCGTACATGCCCGTGCGCTCGTCGATGATCATCTCGTGACAGAACCGGCGCTCCACCGTCGCCTGGCCGTCGACGACGTGGCACTTCGAGACGCCGAGCCCGTAGATGGCCGTGTCGAGCACGCATCCGGGGTGCGTCTCCTCGTAGTAGGCCTGGTCCATGAAGAGCGCGTCGACGTACTTGTCCGCGTTCTCGACCTTCTCGCGGAGCTCGTAGTCGCCCTCGACGGTCGTGAACATCGGCCGCGGGTCGTTCTTGCAGACCTTCGCCACGAGGGAGTCGATCGCGTTCTGCGTCACGTTGAGCGCGATGGCGGCCGTCGACTGGATGGACCGCGTGTACTGGTTCACGCCGAAGCCGGAGAGAGGGACGTTCGCGTACATGCTCGCGTAGAGCAGGTTCCGCTTCCGCCGGTCGATGCTCGAGGGAAGGTCTCGGACGCGGTCCGCCCAGGCCGTGAGCGCCTTGTGGGCGTCCTCCTCCGGGCCCTCCTCCCAGCGGAACGAGAGCCGCTCATCCTTCGCCTTCGCCCGCGCGATCGTGCGGATCATCTTCGTCGACATGGTCTAGGGCTCCGGGAGCTTCTCGAGCTCGTCAGGGGTGAGCTTCTTCATGAAGAGGTCCTCGTAGAAGGACCGCTTCGCGCGCGAGCGCGTCGTCTCGCCGTCGTCCTTCGGCCGGCGCTTCTTCACCGGCGCGGGGCGAGGCGCGGGCTCGGGACCGAGGACGATGCCGTCGAAGGAGACGACGCCGAGCTTCCGCATGAGGGCGACGGTGGCGGTGAGGTCGGTGAGTTTCGTCATGTGCCCCACGCATCCCAGACGCTGGAGATGTCGGTGGCGCGCTCCTGGGGCGCGTCCCACCAGTCCGGGCTCTCCGTCCGCTGCACTTCCACCATGCGACGCTCGAACATCTCCTCCGCCTCCTTCGCCAAGGCTTCCGGCGTCCCGGGCTCCGGGGGCGCCGTGCGTGCCTCCTCGAGGTACGCGTAGCTGGCCTTCCAGGCATATAGCGCGGAGTCGGCCTGGTGGTCCTCGTAATCCTTGGACGGCATCTGGTGATGCTCGTCCCAGGGGATGGTGGACCACTCCTTCACGAGCCCTTCGTTTCCGGGCATGACCTTGATCATGCCGACGCGGAGCTCGCCGGCCATGAGGTCGATGTAGCCTCGCTTGTTCTCCTTCTTCGCGGGCTCGATGGGGAGGTGGAAGCGCTTCCGGGCCTCCTCGATGTAGCCCTTCCCCAGGCCGCCGGCGTCGCCGACGATGCGCGCCATCGGGTACCGCTTCGTGAGCTTCAGCGCGAATTCGGCGGCCTCTCCGGGCGTGAGCTTCGTCTGCTTGTGGCTCTCGACGACGTAGACGACCGGGTCGTTCTTCCGCCAGCCGACGACGGTGAACGCGGTCGCGTCGACGAATCCGTAGTCGATACCGAGGACGAACATCCATTCGCCGGTGTTCGTCGGGAGCGCGGGGGAGTCGTTCCGCCCGGTCGCGTACGGGTAGACGAGCCCCGAGCCGGTCGCGATGAACGCGCACTCGTACTCCTGCTGGAACCAGAGACTCTTGCCGAGGCGCTCGCAATGGCGCTTCTCGCGGGTGAGCGCGGCGCGGTCCACGCGCGGGTTGTCCCACGCGGAGCTCTGGCTCTTGAACCACTCCTTCCCGCCCTCGTGCCAGATGCGCGCGAAGTGCCCCTTTGGCCCCTTCGGCGTCCCCATGAGGAACATCGTTCCGTGGGAGACCTGGAGCATCGGCTTGATGGTCTCGTGGAGGTCGTCGGGAACCTCTCCCGCTTCGTCCTCGATGAGGAGGTCGACGGCGGAGTAGCCGCGGACGGTGCCGGCGCTCGCGGGGAGCGCGAGGATCCGCGACCGGTTCGCGAGCTCGAGAGACATCTTGTTGTCGGTGACGGGCTTGCCCTCGAGCCCGCACTTCTCGCGGAGCTGGTTCACCTTCTTGAGGACCTCGACGGCCTGGTCCTCGGACGCCGAAATGATGATGATCATCGACCCGGCAAAGAAACAGGCGCGGTGGAACGCGCGAAGGGCCACGATCTGGCTCTTCCCGCGCTGCCGCGCCCAATTCAGGATGATGCGGTCGCTCGTGCTGGTGAGGACGGCCTCCTGCTTCTCGTCGGGGTTGAACGAGAGCTTCTCGCACGCGAACGCGATGGGGTCGAGCGCGTGACGGAGGAACGTCCAGGCCTGGTTCGCGAGCTCGTGGTCGGAGAGCGGAGCCTTCGCCTCACGGCTTTGGGAGCGTAGACGGCTTAGCCTTGGCTTGCGGTTCATTCTGGGGTCCTTCCAGAATGTAGGCCTTGACGTTCGAGACGGGAACACCGGCGTACCAGACCCAGGCCGCGGGGAGCGGGACGCCCTTCTCGTCCCGGCGGTTCGCCGCCGCGTTCTTGAAGATGTGGACGTCCCCGATCTGGGCGCCGTGGAACTCGGCCTCGGCGTGGAAGTCCGAGCTCGCGATGACCGTGGACATGGCCATGTTCTCGCGGTCGACGCCGATGGGATGGATGAGAAATACCTGCTTCAGGGCAACGATCATGGCGATTCCTTGGGGTGAAGCCGACGGAGCTCGGCGAAGGGGTTGAGCTCGGCGACCGAGAAGTCGTCGATGGCGAGGCGGATGTGGAGATGGCGCTCGAGCGCAGCGGCGAGCTGCGGCTCCTTCTGGATGGAGAAGCGCGCGCGCTTGTGGAGGACGCGGCCCTCGCGCGTCGCAGCCCAGAGTAGCGCGACGTCGGGCGTCTCGGCGTGCGTGCCCACGAGGACATCGCACTTCGGGAGCACGATGTCGTCGACGACGTGGTTCATGAGCGCCCACCACTCCTCGGCGAGGAGCCCGCGCGCCCACGAGCAGCGCGCGTCCCAGAGGTCCTTCTTCCAGTCGGAGAGGACCATGTTCCGCTCGTCGGCGAGCATCGGGCGGAAGATGAGTGAGATCACGTCTCGCCCGCGAACGGCTTCTCGAACTTGAGGGCCTCGAGCGCGTCGACGGCATCGATGAGACCACGCCACGGATGCGATGGATCGCTCACCTGATGAGGCGCGGTCCGGCGCCACGCGCACGCGGCCTCGATGACGCGCTCGCGCGCGGCGTGGACCTGCTGGGCGGAGGCTTTCATGACTTCTTCCTTCCTGACAGGACCGCTTCTCCGGTCCATCCCTTTTTCATCCGGTCCCGGATCGTAGAGCCGGGGATTCCCGTGAGGCGAATCCACTCGGGGACCGTGAGTCTCACGCCGCCGGCTTCGATGTACTTCGTGTCCACCCTCACTCGCCGGTTGTTCGACTGTTCTTTCGGGGTCGCCCATCGGCAATTCCATGGGGTGTAGTCCCCGTCGTTGTCGATGCGATCGAGTGAATGAGACGGCGAGGGCTTGGGGCCCATGTCATGGAGAAAGGCCGCGAACGAGACTGCCCACGGTTCGTAGACCATGATGCCTCTTCCCCCGTAGGCGGCCCACTTCATCCCGTTCGGATTCAGGGCCCGGTTCTTCATGAGCTCCCACGCTCTGTATTCCGGAGGGCGCCGCGACTTGTCTTTGCTGGCGTACCCGTGCGTGCGCGGCTTCATATCAACGCGCGACCGTAGACGCGGGCCTGGGGGTTCTGGGCGAGGTAGGTGTCGGTCACGACGGCGAGCACGCCGCGCATGTCGAGCACGAGGATGTCCTGCTCCCCGTCCTTGAAGTGGTCCAAGATCCTGCTTTGGTTGTAGACGACGAGCGCGCCCGGCGTCATCTCCTCGCGGCGAACGCGAGGGCCGATGGACACGAGCTCGCCGAGCTTCAACGGCGTCGTCTCGCGCCCGAGCATCTCGCCGACGAGGACGATCACGCCCTGCATCGGCAGCACCGGCTTCACGAGGAGCCGCTCCCCGCACGCCCTCACGGCGACACCTTGAGCCGACCCTCGCCGGAGACCGTGGCCTCGGCGATGGAGGCCTCGAGCGCGGGGGTCATGACGCGCACCTCCGCAGCGACGCGCCGGGCGCCCTCGATGCGGACCGCCTGATCGATGTCCAGAGTCTTCGCGCCATTCGCGCGCATGATGCACCTTCTCATGATCGATCCGTCTCCTTCAGCGTGCGGATGCCCCACTCCATGGTCTTCATGACCCCGACACCGAAGAAGCATGCGGCGGTGGCGAGGTGGACGTAGACGGTGGGCGTCCACATCCCGTAGACCATGCCACCGCCGTCGTTCCGGAACGCGTAGCCGACGCCGAGGATCAAGCCCTCGAGCGGCGCTACGATCGTGAACCACGCCACCAGACGGAGGAACACGCGTCGGAGCTTCGGCGCGATCGATGGATGGTCGGTGTGGCTCTGGAGAGCGTTGGCGCGGTACGGACTCACGTGTCGAACTCCTCGAGGCCGAGCTTCGGCGCTGTGCGCGCGTCGCCGTTCGCCGGCGGGGGCGGGTTCTCGATGGCCTCGCGGACGGCGGCGCGGAGCGCGTGGCCCATCGTCCGCCCCCGCGCGTGCCAACTGTTGACGCGGTTCCGGCGCCCGAGGACGTGCGGCGGGCGAATGGTGCACTGCCATCCGCCGCCGGCGATGTCGGTGAGAAGCACGGACCCGAGCAGCCGGGCGGCCCCGAGGTACCACCAGAGCAGGAAGAGGCCGATCACGACTCCCCCTCGGCGTCGTCGATGATGGCCACGCGCGCGGCGTGGAGCTCGGCGTTGAGGCGGGTAAGCTCCTCGTCGTGCTTCGCGAGCGCGGCGAGCGCGGACTCGGCGGCGACGCGCGCCTTCTCGCGATCGTCGGCGGCGGCGCGGTAGAACCTCCGTGCTGCGGTGAACCGCTCGGCGGCGGTGAGCCACTCGGCGGCGGCGAGGAGTCGGATCTGCTTCTTCGTCATGGTCATGCTCCTTCGCCGTTGCTGGAATCGGAAGCCATGGCCTTCTTCGCGAAGAAGCAGGCCTCCTCGAGCTTCGTGCGGACGATGGCGAGCTCGCGGCCGCTCGGGCACAACGACTCGATGGAGTCGAGGCACTCGTCGAAGATGTAGGCAATCATCTTCGCCTTCTCCATGCCCTCTTCGTTGAGCCGGTGCGTCTGGAATTCCTTGTGCATGTTCAATTTTCCTTTCTTCGGTCGGTCCATGTCCTACTTCCCCCTCTCTCGGTCGAGCACGTCGCGCGCGAACGCGGCGGCTGGGTCCTTGCCACGAGCGAGAAACTCGAGCGCGGCCTTGTACGTCTCCTCGCGCTCGGTGGCGGACGAGCTCTTGATCTGGCTGCGGATGAACTCGCTGGCCGAGACCTTGAGCTCGTGCGAGATGCGGGCGAGTGTCGCATGCTCCTCCTCGCTGAGCTTCACCGTGACGCGGTGGGGTCGATGCTGCGTCTCCGGGCTCCCCGTGAAGAAGGCCTTCGAGGCGGTCATTCCTCGCCCTCCGGCTTCGTGAGCTGGTCCATGGCGGCCCAGGCGCAATCGATCTCGCCAGTGATGCGATCGATCTGCTTCGTCGTCTCCGCGACCGCGGCCATGCGTATGGCCTTGGTCCGCTTGAGATCAGCCCGAGCGGAGCGAAGGGTCTTCATCTCCGCCACGAGCTCGGTCGGGTTCATCTTCCGGTAGTCCGTCTTCATCCCCCAGATTGTACGGCGTGGGGTCGGGCGTGTCAACACCGTTGTCACTAGAGTTCAAAACGGCAGGGGTTGCGGTAGGAGTCCCCTTCGGGCCCCCCCGGGGTCCAGATCCGGGAGCGGGTACCCCCGGCATGCTACCGACCGCTCGGGA